GGGAAGACTTAGAGGATAAGACTGAACAGGGACTCCTAAACATCTTGATAGACGCTGGGTATAGCATACTCAGTGGTTGGATCTTAACTGAAATTAAGGATGCCGTAACACTAGATGACCCTTTAGCTTTCTTCCCTATAGAAAACTGTAACAATCCAGAGTGGAGAGAACAGGCTACCGCACAGCAGTTAGCCCTTTGTAATAGCGCAGTTAACTGTGAAGAACAGGGGTTAACCGGAGGTTACGTTAAGGACGTAGACTTATGTGGACCTCCTATTCACGGATACTGTGACGACAACGCTACTGTCAAGGACGATGCAGAAGGCACCAACTGTGAAGAGTATTCAGAGTTTGGATACTGTGAAGATGGTGTTACAAAGAAGGCTGACGCAGACGGAACCAATTGTGAGGAGTATTCTCAGTTTGGCTTCTGTGAAGACGGTACAAAGAAGGATGATGAATTAGGAACCAACTGTAAAGAATACTCAGAGTTTGGATACTGTGAAGACGAAGTTACAAAGAAGGTTGATGCTGAAGGCACTAACTGTAAAGAGAACTCCACACCTATCTTTGACTGTTCTAAAGTTGGTCGTAATCCCCCTGAGGGAGGCGGAGAAGCAACCTCAGTAAATGACTGTGGTTCGTGTATAGATACTTCTTTGGAGCCTAACAATGTAGGCAACTGCGAAGAGCCTGCAATTTCTCAAGAAGAGCAGGACTGTATAGACAAGGGCCGTGTCTGGGACGGAGTAACTGAAACCTGTGAAGACAACTGTGTAAACACACAACACGTAGTAGACCAAGAGACAGGCGAGTGTGGCCCAGAGGAGTTTGTAAACACAGGCCCTGATGAAGCAACTTGTGCAGGCCGTGGTAAATCTTTTGTCCCTGCTGATGAAGCATCGGGAACACCTAGTTCATGTGGTGACTGTGTAGAGGAAGGTTGGACACATGGCGGTGTTGGTACAAACTGTGTAGATCCTAACCCAGACCCCAACAACTGTGCAGCCCAAGGTAAAACTCTTAACGAAGACAAGAGTTGTGGCCCTTGTACTCAAGAAGGGTTTAATCCTGTAGGAGCCAACGGTGAGTGTGTAGCCCCTGTGAAGTGCTGGGATGATAGTACAGCAGCTACAGAAGCAGAGTGCCCTGAGGAGCCTCCTAAGGTAGACTGTGCAGCCCAGAATAAGGTACAAAAGACACCTTACGAGTGCGGAGGCTGCTTACCTAACTTTGAGCTTAACCCTGATAGCCAGGAGTGCGAAGAGCCCGAGGAAGACCCTAACAACTGTGCAGCCCAAGGTAAGACACTTAACGAGGACAAGAGTTGTGGCGAGTGTACAGAGGAAGGCTGGACTTCAGAAGGTCCGGGTGAACCTTGTAAGGCCCCTCAAGAATGTAACGCTGAGACTGCTACAAAGACGGTTAACTTAACTGAGACAATACCCTTTGGTGATCCTTTACCAGATCCCGTGACAACTTATGAAGATGACGGTACTCAGTGCGTTGCTACTACGACCACATATGTTCAAGAGCCTGACCCTAATGGAACAGTCTGTGGGGACGGTAAGGCCCCTGAAGTCGAGGGCGGCGAATGTGTCGAATGTCCAGAATGGTCACAGTATGAAAACGCCTCTAGCTTAGCTGCGTGTGGTGAACCCCCTCAAGAATGTAACGAGGAGACTTACACATCTGAGGTTAACTTAACTGAGACAATACCTTTTGGTAATCCTATACCAGACCCTGTGACAACTTACGAAGACGATGGTACTCAGTGTGTTGCTACTACGACCACTTATGTTGAAGGTCCTGATACTTCTGTAGATTGCACCACTCTAAACGAAGACAATTACCAAGAATGCGAAGGTACAAAGTGTGATGATGGTACTTACGTAAAGAAGGGAGAAACCTGTGGCTCCACTGGTGGTTGCGTAGATAACCCCCAGACTGACCCAGAGAAGGAAGCCTGTGATTGGAAAAACTGTCCCGGCGAAGAGGGACTATATCCACCCGATCACGAGTGTGGTACTACTCCTCCGGGAGAGTGTCAAGACCCTGAGGCTAATAACCAAGGGAAACCTCTTCCCTGTACCTTTGATCCTTGCCCAGACGGACAGCCAAGGGACGAGAACAATAAGTGTCCGGGAGGCCTTTGCAACGAAGAAGGAGCTAATAACGTAGGGCAGCCTCTTCCTTGTACCTTTGATCCTTGTCCCGGCGGTGCTGATAGGGACGCTGACGGCAACTGCCCGGAAGACCTTTGTCCCGACGGTTCTCAGAAGGATGCTGACGGCAACTGTCCGGGAAATCTTTGTCCCGATGGTTCTCAGAAGGATGCTGATGGAAACTGCCCATCTACAGGGTGTGTAGATAACCCACAGACAGACGCTGAGAAGGAAGCCTGTGGTTACAAGCGATGTACTGAAGACGGGCCTTTAGTTCCTAAGGATACAGATTGTGGTAACGGATGCGTTGATAATCCACAGACATTTATGGAGAAGGTAGACTGTGGTTGGACAGTGTGCCCTGACGGCATCACTGTTGTAGAAGATCCGAACGAGTGCGGCCCTAGTTGTACTAACGGCGCTCTAGATTACCCTGACTGCTTAGTGTGTCCGGGCGGTGAGCTCCCTGATGCTGAGACAGGGTGTGGCCCAACTGGCGGTACTTGTGATGACCCTGTGTATGCAGCAGAGAATCCCTTAGAGTGCGATCCGGGTGTCTGCAAAGACTGCTCTTGCCCAGAGTATGCCGCAGCTAACCCTGAGGAGTGCTTACCGGGACCGCCTCCTCCGCCTCCTCCGCCTCCTCCGCCTCCTGAGGGTGGTGGTGGTGGCTCCGGTGGTGGGAACGCACAGCTTAAACCACTAAGCATCACTGGAGATCCTGAGCTACTAGCGAGACAAGAGTTCCCAATTACCGACTATTTAAGTGGCTTGTTTACAGGCAGAGGATAATATGACATACTTAGAATTAGTAAACAGTGTCTTACGTAGGATACGAGAAGAGGAGGTTACTTCTGTATCCTCTACTACCTACAGTAAAATGATAGGTGATTTAGTAAACGACGCTAAACAATCTGTAGAGTCTGCTCACGACTGGGCAGCCCTTAGATACACGTTGAGTATACAAACAACTCCGGGAATATTTAACTATATCTTAACAGGGAGTGAAAACTCACCAAAGGCTCTTACTGTAATTAACGACACTACTAATGTCTTTATGGAATATCGTAGCTCTGCTTGGTTTGATAACAAGTACACAGTAGAAACTCCAGTTTCAGGACCTCCTCAGTACTACACGTATAACGGCGTAAACTCTGATGGAGACACGCAGATAGATGTATACCCTAATCCTGATAAAGAATATGACATTAGATACAACGGTGTAATACGTGGGAGCATCATAGGTTCAGGAGGAGAGGTCACCCGTTCTTACTTACTAACCGAAGACTCAGATGTTTTACTTATACCTGCTATGCCTGTGATACATCTAGCAATAGCCCTAGCTACTCGTGAACGAGGAGAGTCTGGAGGAACAACGGCACTTGAGTACTTTGCCCTTGCTTCTACGTACCTTTCTGATGCTATAGCCCTAGATGCACAGAAGCATCCTTACGAAACTGACTGGTATACCCCTTAGGAGCTAGTGTATGTCTGAACCACTCCAGAGTACAAACTTAGTTGCTCCTGCGTTTAAAGGAGTCAACACTGAAGACTCTCCGTTACAGCAAGATCCTTCGTTTGCTGATGTTGCGGATAATGCTGTTGTTGATAAACGTGGACGTATCGCTGCACGTAAGGGAAACAACGTAGTAACCTCAGATTCTTCTTTGTTAGGTACTGATTATATACATAAGATGCACTATTTCTTTGATGATGCAGGAAACTCAAAGTTATTCAGTGCTGGCAACTCTAAGATACTCTCAGGTACTACGACTCTGGTTGACGAGACACCATCGGGTTACTCCATCAGTAGCAATAACTGGAAGGCGGTAAACTTTAATGATGCTGCTTACTTTTTTCAGAGAGGACAAGAGCCGTTAATTTACACTCACTCAGGTGGCCTTGAAACATTTAGTTCTTACTCAGGTGTTTCTACAGACTCAAAGTATTACTGCCATGAAGCGTTGGCGGCTTACGGAAGACTTTGGATAGTTAATAACGGAGCAGACAGTCAGACTATTTACTGGTCTGATTTGCTTATAGGAACAGACTTTACAGGAGGCTCCTCAGGTTCTATAAACTTATCTAAGGCGTGGCCTGATGGGTTTGATGAGATAAGAGCTTTAGCTGCACACAACAACTTCTTAATAGTGTTTGGTAACCACAGCATTATAGTGTATAAGGACGCCCAAAGTCCAGCTGCGATGTCTATAGCAGACACGGTTTCTGGCGTAGGTTGTGACTGTCGTAACTCTGTACAGTACACCGGAACTGACGTAATCTTCTTATCCACTAGCGGCCTTAAGAGCTTCCAGAGGACGATACAAGAGAAGTCTATGCCTATAGGAGACCTTAGCTTAAACATTAAGACAGAGTTTCTAGAGGCTGTTGAGAATAGGACAGCGCCTACGTCATCTGTGTATAGCCCTGAAAACTCTTTCTATCTACTAGCGTTCCCTGACCAGAATACTACGTATTGTTTTGACTTAAAAGGTAAGCTAGAGAACGGTGCTTATAGGGTTACTCGGTGGCCTTCAGTAACCTTTGAGTCTTTTGAGAGAAACAAAGACGGTACACTTTACATAGGATCTTCTGGCGGCGTAGGAGAATATGACGGGTACTCTGATAACGGATCTTCGTATCGCTTCAGGTACTACAGTCCCGGACTAACCTTTGGTGATCCTTCAAAGATTAAGATACTTAAGAAACTGAGACCAACTGTAGTGGGCGCTAACGGCGCGAGGTTGTTCGTAAAGTGGGCCTACGACTTGTCTACGGACTTTAGAACTCAGGAGTACACAGTAGGTAACCAACAACCATCTTACTATGGAATAGACGAGTATGACCTAGGAGAGTTTACAGGTGGGGAGCTTGCTTCTAGAAGGGCGCTTAACACAACAGGTTACGGAACTATAATAACCATAGGTATGGAATCAGACATCAACGGATTTCCTCTGTCTCTCCAAGAAATTAACGTACTAGCACTTATAGGTAAAACATTATGAGCAATTATACAGTAACAACGGACTTTGAGGCCAAGGACTCTCTACAATCAGGTGATCCTGCAAAAATCATCCGTGGCTCAGAGTTTACCACAGAGTTTACAAACATAGCAACAGCCATAGCAACCAAATCTGACCTAGCAAGTCCTCAGTTTACTGGGGTTGTTACGGCCCCTGCACTTACGGTTACAGGTACGCTGACAGCAGGACTTATCGACGGAGGAAACTACTAATGGGGTTATTAACAGACATTTTAAAAGGCACGGCAGATGAGTTCTACGGTGCTTTACCTACAGAAGTTACTAACCTCTACGGAACTTACGACGACGACGGTGTTTACACTTCAGGTATTCCT